CATTTATTTTATTGGAACAAAAAAAGATAAGAAAAAAATGAAACAATCCCTCAAATATCAGATTGAAGAATACCCGAAAGGAGACTCTCAAAGATATAATGCGAGCGCAAAAATAAACACACAAATGCTACTAATCAATTAATAATATGCAATCAGTAAAACTAGACCGACACAAAGAGCATCAGAAGTATTTCCTATCTGATGGAACGCAAGTCCCCGGGGGATCTACGATCAGCAAGATAGGAGACGATGCAGGGGCATTGATCCATTGGGCTTGGAAGCTAGGATGCGAGGGCAAGAACTACCGCGATGTGAGCAAAGAGGCTTGCGACATTGGTACGCTTGCCCACTTCTACATCGAATGCTTCCTCAACAACCAAGTTGCTGACCTATCCGACTACACACAGGAGGAGCGGGATAAGGCTCTTGTGTGCTACCATAAGTTTCTTGAATGGTGGCAAGGGCAAAAGCTACGCAAGGTTTATACCGAAATCCAGCTTGTGCATGAAGAGTTGCGATATGGTGGAACGATTGATCTAATAGCCGAAAGAGATAATGGAGAGTTTGTTCTACTTGATTTCAAAACTTCCAAGAAGATTAGTGATAGTTATTGGAGGCAATGTGCTGGATATGCACAACTATTTAACTTAAATAATCCGCAAATGGTGCGAAAGCCATTTAATGAGATCAAAGATCATGCCATCGTCCGTATCGGTAAGGAAGAGGAGGGAGACTTTGAAGTAGTCTGGAAGGATGATCTCTCAAAAGAATGGGAGGTATTCCAGAAGCAAGTTGATCTCTACTGGGCTATGAAGGCGGCGAAGCCAGAGCCGAAGCCCCGTGGGAGGAAGAAGAAGTGAGTGCTAAAGTATATGAAGTAAGATTTATAGATTCAAAAGAGACTTATGCTTGGCTACTAAATAAACATTACGCAAAAAGAATACCAAGTATAAGTTATTCATTTGGGTTATTTGATTCTGTAGAGTTAAAGGGAGTTCTAACAATAGGAAAACCAGCAAGCCCTAATCTTTGTATTGGAATATGTGGCATAAAATACAAGGATTATGTTTATGAATTAAATAGATTGTGTGTATCTGATGGGTTGCCTAAAAATACATTAAGTTATTTTGTTTCTAAGTGCCTAAAAAAAATAAAAGAAAATATGATAATTGTTTCATATGCCGACAACGGAATGGGCCATCACGGATACATCTATCAAGCGACGAATTGGATATATACTGGGCAGACAAAAGAAAGAACAGATATAGGTTTAGATGATGGAACTCATTCTAGACACTACTCAAAAGATTTAGATAAAAAAATAAACAGAAAAAAAAGAACATCAAAATATAGGTATGTATATTTTATAGGTAAAATGAAAAACGAATTTATGAATAACCTAAATTACAAAATAGAAAATTACCCAAAAGGTAATAATTCTAGATACGATAGTAGTAAAAATATTTTAAGCCAAACTTATTTTATTTAAATGAGTCTCCCATCCAACCTAGATGCAGAGAAGGCATTCCTGTCCTCTGCCCTTCAAAATCCATCTATACTAGATATACACGCCGATCATCTAAAGGCGGCTCTCTTCCATCATCCTGCTCATAAAAACTTGTTTAAGGGGCTTCTATCCCTCTGGAAAGAGGGTAAGAGCGTGGATCTCATAACCATCAGCGAGTGGCTAGAGGCTAACAATCTGATGGAAGATTGTGGTGGTGCAGGAGAAGTGGCGGCGATATACTGCCATGTTCCCACCTCGCATAACCATGAGGAATACTTTTCAATCATTCGCCACTATCACACTGCTCGACTTGCTATTGCTGGCGCAGAGAGGATTATTGATTCTGCAAAGAATCCTGTAGTGAATGGGGAGCTATCCGAGACTGTGCAGAAGGCTCTAGTGGCTATAGCGTCAGAGGCAGAGTCAGGCACAAAGATTGAATCCATTGGCGAGGCTACTACCCGCCGTCTCAATGAGTATGAGGAGATGGTGAATAACAAGGGCAAGCTCATGGGACTCACCTATGGCTTCCCTGCTCTTGATGAACACACAGGGGGCATGAGGACAGGGCAACTGATTGTGATTGGCGCACCCACCAAGGGCGGCAAAACCGCATTAGCTCTTAACATAGCTCAAAGAACTGCTGATGCAGGAAATGCTGTGGGCGTATTCAGCTTGGAGATGAGTAGTGGGGAGATGGTGGACAGACTTGTGGCCTCTCTTACAGGCGTGGACATATCAGTTCTTTCAAAGAATCCTACCAAGGAAGAGATGAACAAGATTTCTTTCGGTATAGGACAAGTAGGCAAGCTACCTATCTGGATTAGGGATGAGTCAAGTATAAACCCATTGCAGATTATGGCAGCGGCTCGACGTATGGTAGCCACCCATGGTGTGAAAGTGATTGTCTTTGACTACATTCAGCTTGCCATGCCTACCAACTCAAAGGACTCCCGTGAGCGTCAGGTTGCCGAAGTGAGTCGTTGCTTGAAACTTGTAGCCAAAGAATTATCCATCACGATTATAGCTCTCTGCCAACTGAACCGAAATGGTACTGCTCGTGAATCTGATGCGATCCAGCATGATTGCGATATGTTCCTAGTGATTAGATACCAAGAGGAATCCGAGAACCAAGAGGATTTAGGATATTGGCTTGACATTCGACTCGCTAGGAATTGTAGTAGAACATCTTTCCCTCTCACATTCCAGCCGCAATACTTGAGGTTTGAAGAGAGGGAAATAAAACAACACAACTAAATATGGAATACGATAACACTAATAGTGGAGCGGCCTTCTTAAAGGACAATCCAAACCCAAAAGCTCCGAAGTATGCTGGCCCTCTTAATGTTGAGGGAAAGAACTTTGAGATTAGCATTTGGGAAAAGACAAGCAAAGCAGGAAGCCCATTCCTTTCTATCAAGGTCGGCCCTCCTCGTGAGAAGAAGGCTTTCACCTCAAAGCCAAAAACAACTACTTCCCGCAACGACGAAGACGTAGATTTTTAATATGAAGAAGAAAGGACTCTACGACAATATCAATGCCAAGAGGGAGCGTATCGCCAAGGGATCTGGCGAGAAGATGCGTAAGGTAGGAAGCAAGGGTGCGCCTACTGCCAAGGCATTCCGAGACAGCAAGAAAACCGCCAAGAAGAAATAATCATGGAAAAGAAATTCTCCAAGAAAGTTACCAACCCAAAGACAGGTCGTGAGAAGACTGTGAGATATGGGCAGAAGGGGGCGACGATCAAGCCTGGCACAAGCAAGGGCGATAGCTATTGCGCTCGTAGTGCAGGGCAGATGAAGAAGCATCCAGCGGCGGCTAAAAACCCTAACAGCCCTCTACGCTTGTCTCGCAAGAAGTGGCATTGTAGCGGAACCAAGTCTCGCAAGAGCTAAAATTTGCGGCATAGCAATCGGATGAGACATCCGAGGCAGGGGAGTTTTCTGTCTCTCCTTTGTTGAACACCGCAGGAGGGGGGAGAAATCCCCCCTCCTTTTTTTGTTGACTCTCATAAAGATTCTGAAAAACTCCAATCAGAGCATACAACCATGCTCGTACAAAAAATGAAAACTACATTGAAAGAAGCGGCAAGATTGGTTGCATCATACGATGCGTTGTTGAAGGTGCAGATTGCTCAAGCCATGCGGCATGGGCAGGATGAGATTCGCATAAGCGTTCCTCGTGCCAGGGGATTCTACAACGATCTTCTGGTGCTTGAAAAAGCATTGAATGAATCAACTCGCCACTACGCATCGCAATCTCATTTCTCTCGACTAGATGCGATCTTCAACGAGCAGGATCGTGTAATGAACGAGGCAATGAGCAAGATTGGAATATGATCACACTCGTTGTAACAACTGGGATTGCAGGACTAATCCTATCTGCTGGACTTGGGGCTTGGCTAATTGCCGAATCAGTCAGAAAAAAAACAGAGAGAAGCATTGCCGTGTTCTATAGGGATCAACCTTTAGAATGCACGATGATGTTGAACCGAATCTCCTTGATTGAGACTCGCAAGGAGATTGAATTACAGAAGCTAAAAAATGCCGATAACCACATTTAATACTACGACGATCAGAACGATCATGGAGGAAGAAGACACCTTAAACAATCTAAGGGCAGAACTTGACATGATGCTCAGAACATTAGAAACAATCAAACAACTAAACACGCTCGGAAAAACAAAACAAATAGCAGACGAAATCAACCCAATACTATCATATTACAACAGATGAAAAAACTAATCGCACTAGCACTAATCGCCAGCGCATCTGCTCAAGAGGCAGTTGTATGGCCTTACACATTACCTCCAACGGAAAACAACTACGCCGCCGCTCAACTTGCCATCGCACAAGCACAACTAGAAGTGCAGAGGCGCATGGAGAGGGATCTTGAGTTCGCTCGCTGGAAAACCGACATGGAAAAACTAACACGACCAATCACCGACGATTACATCAACCACAACCGATAATGAAAACCAAACAACGCACAAGTCAGTCACTACGGATCTATAAGCACCTAGTCTCAGGTAAGAGCCTAACTGCCATTCAAGCACTCAACAAATTTGGATGCTTTCGACTAGCGGCAAGGATTGCCGACCTAAAGCGCATGGGTATCCGAATCACCACCACCAACAAAACCAACAAGCAAGGAAAGCGATTCGCTTCCTACTCCATCTAATATGATCATCAACGACAACCCTATTGAGTTTAAGTTCCCTATCAAGGCTGATGCAGACCGCATCGTGGACAGAGATGGGCTGGAAATCTGCTCCATCTCTCCTCTCTGTTCCCCAGAAGAGGCAATTAGGTGGGCTAAGTTTCTTGCTGGAAGCTACCAGGCTTACGCATTCCTTGACGGAATCAAACAAATCCTAGTTGCATCTAGCGACCACGATAGATCCACGCATGAAAAGGGAAAGCCTTGCATGATTTGCGACATCGACGAGTTCTTTGCCGCCACGATCAACGAGGCCAAGAAGCCATCTAGCATCATAACCTAATGGATCACCACACATTTAACATAAGGGCTGTTGGAGAGCCGTTAGTAAGCATGGAGATCAGCGAAGAGAAAACGCTCCGTGAGATGGTAGAAGCATTTGAGAAGTTTCTTTACGCCGTGGGCTATCGCTTGCCAGATGGAGCCTCGCTAGGCTACGAATGGGACGACGGAGAAACTGATCCTGTTTATTGAAATGAGCTTTATTGAAGCCGTGGGTCATGCCACCTCTATTCTCTTGGCCCTCGGCTTCATTGTTTTCCTTTGGATCATCATAAAGCCCCTTAGAAAGATTAGAAAAAGAGCTAGAAAAGCCCACAAGAGACGAATGAAATATGAGCAAACCAGAATACTCTAAACTCACACCTCGGATGTTAGATATGCAAAGAAAGATTGATGCGGCATCCCCCAATAGAACTGGTGTAGCATCTAAAGCCTATCAGCAGGGATGGGAAAGGATTTTTAATAAAGTTAAATCACCTAAAAAAGCCTCATAAAATGGCAAAGAATAGAAATTACACGCCCCATAATGAATATCGACACATCGAAACAAGGCGCACTGATGAGGACTGGGAGAAATACCTTTGGAACCTTTCTAAAACCGTGGGAGCCGCTTGCGATAAGTTCTTTGAAAAAAGGGGAATGACGGCAGGGTCGGTTGATATAAAAGCGCAAACCTGGGGAAAGCGTAATGAAATAGGAAGAACCAATCAGGTTCGTGACGAGTCAAAAAAAGATGCGTCACGATTGATCGTGGAAAATCGCACTATGAAATAGGCGGATTGTGAAGAGTGAAATGCTAGCGCATTAATTCGCCGCATGAAATAGGCGGGAGAGGATATCTTCCCCCCCCGCCCTTTCCGTTTCTACCCTTTCAGAATCGCTTCAACTTCTCTCCAGGTAGTCCATCCGAGGAGGTATCCCGCCACCTTCCATCGGGTCAGGGGTTCAAGGTTGAACCGTTTAGCCTGTTCCGATAAATCGAAAAGGGAGCAGTTCCTCGCCGCCTGTTTAGCGTCCCGCTTTCGGGCATGGAGTAGGAGAAGGTCGACGGGGGTCATGCTTCATCCTCCCTTTTGATTCTTTCCCAATCTTCCAGGCTTTCCCCTATGTCTGGGTGTGTCTCTTCCCATGCTTTCCTTGCCAATTCAATTAGCATCTTCCCCTCTTCCTCTGTTAGTCCTCTATTTTCAGCAAATAAAGCGGGAGAAAGGTAGTTGTTACGCCAATCAAGGTATTCTTCAGCCAATTTTTCTCTGGTAATCATTATCCGATCCTCTTGTTTATTTTATGAATGACACGCATAGTTTTATCAAATCTCTTATCTGATAATCCGATCCCTTCACGAACGGAAACGACTAGCTTCCTTTTGATTTTCTGCAATGTTGCAATGCTCATGTTGTTTTATGTAGTGCCAGGAATCCCCTAGCAGGATCAAGAGACTATCCCCTGACGGCTCCCCTCTCTTTCAAGGGGGGAGATTGTCAGAGGATTAGTTGTTAAGGTTGCAGATTTGAACGGTGATGATTAGTGCCATGATTACGAGAATCAAGCATAGGCCGAGGAATTGAGTTAGTGGGTCTTTCATGGAATTATTCTTGAGATTCTGCATGGATAAGATCATTGATGTATTCCGTAACCTCTGATGGATGGTCAGCATACGCAATCAGGGCCTCTCCAAGCTGACCCGCTTCCATGTAGCCAATGACCGAGGAAGGATCTTTGCCCTCCATCATCTGCATTCCGTACCAATGCTGATTGAAACCAATCAGATCGAGGAAGAGCTGGAACGGATTCCCTTGGCTCCTGTCATAGTTGCCAGCCCATGAATATAGGGTGGCGATTGACTCGCATCCTTTCGGAGGATTGTCGATGAGTTGTTCGATTGTCTTTGCGTCTGTCTGTGTTGTCATGTTGTTTTGTTTTATGTAGTGCGCTAGGTTCCCCCTGGCTGGGCCTGATCTTGTGGTCAGATTGCTCCCCCCTCCGGGGAGGGGAGAGAGTATCTAATCACTGAATGATCCTATATGCTCCCGCTTGATAGGGCTTAACGATTCCCCGGGACTCTCTTACAACTTCGTAGTCGGTGAAGCTGTCCAGCCCTAAGAAAAACTCCTCCTCAAGGTTTTCGTCGTTATAATTCACATATCCAGAGTCGGAACAGGGGAATGCATACAATCCGAACTCATTCCCACCAGAGGGAAGATATTTCTGTCCATTAAATATGAATAGTTGCCGAGAATCAAAGTCTGCCGAGATTGTGATCTGATCTAATGCTGTGATGGTGTGCTTTTTCATGTTGTTTGTTTTTTTACTCAAGGCGGGATTGCCCTGACTGTTGCCCCCATGCAAAAGCAAAGGGGCAAAGTGTCAAAGCAAGGTGACAAACCTACACGGGGAGACATGGGAAAACCAAAAGGCCAGAACCACCCAAAAGGGCTGAATGCCCCCGAGGAACCCAGCGGCCGCCTTTATCCGTAACTTTATCCAGCAAGCTGGCAACGGAGGCTTCGGCAATAGATTCAGCCCTACCAATACCAAAAACAGAATCACCATCAAGATATTTCTATAAATATATTTTCACTATACCCCAAAATACATCTTGACTTGCCCATTCCATCAAGGAGAAACGCCAGTTTGTCATACATCGCAAACCACCAAAAATCCCCCCCTGTCATCATACTGCCCTCATCATAAAAACGCTTCTACGGGGCTTATAGGAAGCCGTTTTTAAGTGTTATCATGATGTTATTGACGAAAAGGCCATTTCATGACAATCTGTCACTTGTTCAAAACTAATTGAACAAAAGAGATAATGCGAAAGAAAAAGACTAAACCAGCGACAATCGATCACGAATCTGTAAAAGCCGTTTTCCTTGCAAATAATGGCGACTGGAAAAAGACATCCGAGATAACCGGCGTGAAGCTGAATACTCTGTACGTTATAGGAAAAAGAAACCAATGGGTCACGCCAGGGAATGCAAAAAGGAAGATCATTTCTGGGAGAAAAGAATTGGCAACACTCCAACCTGAAATTGTCACAAGTGCTAGTGAAGGTATCGAGAGAAGCATCGAACGAGATAAAGAGAACTTCATCGGAGGGATCTCCTCCGGTCTCTCTCGCGCCGCCGAAGAGATAGGCCGCATGGACGCTGGCACAATCATCTCAAACTCTCGTGACATCTCCAACTTGGTATCCTCTGGCAAGGTGATCTATAACCTTGGAGGGGATCAGTCGTCTGCTTCTATATCCGTGAATCTTCTTAACCTATCGGCAGAGGCATTGTCAGGAATGGGAGGAAGCCCCACCCTCTCTGTAGGATCTCCTACTTGATTATGGTCTGTTCTATTTATTAGAAGTTAACAGAGTAGAAAGGTATATTAGAACTATTCATGCTGTAGGTTATCTGTAGTTATAGCAACCTCCTCTCTTCCCTATGCCAGGGGAATTGTTTAAGCATTCTTTTTCTCTGATCCAAGGGGACGTGCACCCCCCTCGATGCGAAGAGTTTCGCCGCCGTGTTTGCGAGAAAAGGTGCTTATAAATTTTTCCTAAAAATCGGCAAGTGACAAATCGGGTATAATCTGGCGTGTATTATGGTATCCTATCCCCTATCGGGTATTACTTTTTCTTCTTCGTGTAGGTCGGGGCGTGTGCCCTCCCGAAGATGGATTTGTTTCTTATTTCTTCTGGTAGTTCTCTTACAAAGGCTCGTAGTCGAAGGGTGTATTCGGGGTCTAGTTTTGCTACGAGGTGGTTACATTCCTCTCCATTTGAGGCTAGTTTGGTAGCTTGTTTGAATAGGAGTTGTTGATTAGAATGGTAGTCTGATTGGTTATACATAATTTAGTATATTTATCATAGCGCACAGGCTGGCTTGTGGCCGCCTGCGCTTGAGTGATTATTGCTTCTGCTCCTGCGGAGGGCTATATCTTTCATAAAAAAAGAAAAGAAGAACTAGAAAGAAACACCCCCCTTAGTCCCCCCAAGGTTGGGGGAAAGAAAGGTCAAGAAGAAAAGGAATCCCTTGATCTAGAAGGGGAGGCCGTTTTGTTTTCGGCATCGCCTACTTTATAGGGTCATGTGGTACGCATTCACACCCACCCGTCAGTTCTTTGGGAGAACGAGAAGATATTGCCATAGGGGAGTGTGATATGTCAAGATAGGAAGATGCAGGTAGATATTTTTATTCGTAGTTGGCATGGGGATTTTAATTGGCTTGAGTATTGCTTGAGGAGCATAAAGAAGTATGCAGTTGGATTTGGTAAGACTCATATCTGTATCAATGCCGATGATTATCCTTTACTGCCGCCTTGCGATGCAGAAGTTCATCTAGTGTCTGCTTGGCCCGATGGGTATATCCAGCAACAGAATGATAAGCTCCATGCTGACTGGTATTGCAGGAGTCCGTATATTTTGGTGATGGATAGTGATTGCGTGTTCACAAAGGATGTGAAGCCAGAAGACTTCTTTAGGGATGGCAAGCCTGTTTGGTTGTATGAGTCTGTTCCTCATGATCAGTCGCCTTGGTATCCGATCACAGAGGAGGCTGTGAAGCATATGCCAGAGTTTGAGTTTATGAGGCGGCATCCCTTTGTATTCACCTCACAATCGCTCAAGGACTTCCGTAAATTCATGTTTGAGTGCCACGGGGAGGATATTGCTCAATGGTTGAAAAAGCGTCCTAAAGGGCGTTTTAGCGAGTTTAATGCGTTTGGGGCTTGGGCTTATAAGAATTATTCTAGGCACTTCACTTGGCTTCATCCCAGTGAGATGGAGAGTTATGTGATGCAGAAATGGAGTTGGGGAGGGTTGAATGATCAAATAAAAGAAGAGTTGGAAAAGATCGTGGCGTAGATGAATTGCGTGGGGTAGGGTGCGGCTATGGCGAAGAAGCGCAAAACTAATCCTGTTAAGGAAATCGTGGTGAAGGAACAAAGGCGTTCGGAAAAAGACCTTATCCAGATCCGCAATCTAACTGCCGAATTTTTCGACCATGCTGTTATATTGGTGAGTAGGGAAGCCGATGGTAAAACTGAGTTCCTCAACACGGTTATTGGCAATCAATTTGCCGTGAAGGGAATGATAGATGTGTTTGTTAGTCAATATATGAGGGATCAGATGGAAACTGAAATGGGAGATGAGGAAGTGTTTGAGTGGCTGGACGAGGACGAAGACGGAGATTAAATCATTGACTTACTTAAAAAAGGTGAGGTAATTTTTAGCCGATTATGGCATCACTCACGTTCAGTCAGGCTAAATGTCTTTTAGCTCCCTACATCTCCTCTGTTGGGCCGACTGATCCTGTGGTAGCATCAGCCATTCAGTTTGTGAACGAGAGGTTCATCACCTCTGGTCAATGGAAGGGCAATAGGTTCATTCATTCATTTACTGTAAATACTGACTCTGCTGGAAATACTTACTTTGACACAGTTGCAGGAATTGAATCGGTTCTGAAGGTGCTGGCAGTTGATCCTGACTATCTTACTGGCGAGCTAGGTGATGTGATGCCTGATTGGTATCCTTGGGACGAGGGTGGCCTTGGTTGGTTGCCTCCTAACTATGTTGGAGACTTGCAGATCATCAGACAAGGGAATAGCCCTGCTTCACCACTCCCATCAGGAGCCACTTCCGACACTCAACGCTATAGGGTGCTAGGAAAGATCCCAGAGAATAGGTCGATGTATTGTATTGTTAGGAGGGGGTATGTGCCTTTGGTAAACGATAGCGACCTTCTTATTCCCTCCAATAGAAATGCCTATCGCTATGGTGTGCAAGCATTTAACTACGAGAATGTGAACGAGCTTGAGAGGGCGCAAGTCTATTGGGATTATGCTTTCAAGTGCCTCAATGATGAGACGATTAGCTTTGAGGATGGGGAGTTGGCGCAGATTCAAATTCAAACCAAGGCATTTGCCCCTGGCATAATGCAGAACCTGGTGTAATATGGCTGAAGAACCTAGAACATTTAAATCAGACATTCAATCTTTGTTGAATTACATGAGGTCTGGGCCATCTGGGTTTTCCCCTGTGGCTGGCGGTGCTACTTCTCTTCCACAGCCAAGTCCTTATGCCCCTGCATTCAAAGAAACATTTTTAGGAGGTGCTGGTGCGCCATCTGGATTTGCGCCTACAACCTATGGAGGCTTTTCTGGTCAAGAATATGGTGGCCAGAAGGGGCTGGGAGAATATTTTGAAGCACCACAGGTTCAGTCCTATTCAACACCTTGGATGCAACAATACGCAAATCAGATGGGTTACAACACATCTGACCCATTGGCTTTCACCCCATTTGGGGCGCAAGAACAGAAGCAATATCTTTCCACAGGTCAATTTGATTTAGGGAAACTAAGTGAGTCTCCCATCACTGCCCCGCAAGCTCAAAACCGAGCTCAAGCAGGGAAGATGCAGTCCACGGCAATGCAAGACGCAATGAAGGCAATACAAGAAGCCACTACTCGCTCTGGAAAATTGGAAAAGATGGAAGGATTTCAAAGAGAAGTTGGAAGGGAATATTCTCCAGAAAGAGATGTTGCAGGTAATATTATTGCAATGAATGCTCTTTCACGAGCAGGGGAAACGCTAACCCCAGAAGAACTTAGGGCAAAATCTTATAGGGCCGCTGGATCGGAAGGAGGTGCAGGGAATCCCTTCACTCCAAACCTAGATAAATTTAAAGCAAGGCAAACTGCCATGTCTCAAATACCATCTTGGGAAAAGGCAGGTAGTGCTTTTGCTGACAAAACTCCACAAGAACAAGCAGAGCTAAGAAGCCTTGTTAGAGAATCAACTGGAGGAAGGCAAGTTGTAGGAAAAGTTACTGGAGCAGAAACTACTAGTGGATCTGGTGCAGATGTTACCAAAACAAGATTCACTCCTTCTCAAATCACTTCTAATCAAGCAGATATTGCTAGTGCTTCAGCGCAACAAAACAAAATAATGAATCCCAATCAAGGTGGTCTTGCTGGTCAAATGACTGGACAATTTAAAGAGCCATACTCAGGATCTGGTAATCCATCTCTAAATAAAAGATTACAAACAGAAGGAAACAAAATGATGGAAGCCTATAATAAGAATCCATCTGCCGCATCTGCCGCTGTTGCATCTATGCAAAAGCCAGAAGACAAGAAGAAGAAACAACCAACCATTTAATTATATGCCTGGAACACCATCTGGAAAGTCTATTGTATTAGAAATAGGGGGAAGAGGAGGTGGCGGTTATCGTGGTTTAACTACTCCAGAAGACACTTATGGTTACTCGCTGTGGAAAGAAGGTCTTGCATATAAAAGGGCTGATGAAGAAAGAAAGCAAAAAGCTGAAGATATTGCTCAAAAAAGAGAAGAGCTTGCTCAAAGAACAGCAGAGAGAAGGGATAGATACGAACAACGTCAACTTCAAAGACAAGATGATTTGGACTCTGCATTGGATCTAATCGGAACAAAGTTAAGCAATCCTGCTTCAATGCACTTCCAAGATAATTATGAGGAGATCATGGGAGATCCACTTGTCCATAGGGCAATGGCTAGTAAAGATGGGCGTATGTCTATTATGGGTATGCTAAAAGAACAACATGATGCTCATCAAGATTACCTTGATGGATGGAATAAGATTGCATCTAACTATGGGGCAGATGTGAGCGATCTTGCTGTTAATAAAGCAACTGGTGAGGTTGATTGGAAGAACTCATTGCCTGTGTTGAATCAGAAGCTCCAGCAAAAGCATGAGGCAGATGTGATGAAGAGAGCGCAAGGTCGAGCAGAAGCATTTAGGACTGGTGCTGTTCCTAAAGAGATTTCTCCAGAAGGAGAGGTTGCTGGATACAAAGTTGTAAAAGGACTAAAGCCTAAAGTAATGACGCTTGATCCTTCCATCCAAGATCATTTAATTATCGCACAATCATATTTTGATAAAGCTGGAGGGGATAAGAAAAAAGCTCGTGAACTTGCTAAGAAAGACGGCTATACTTTCTAGCCATGTCAGACATTTTCGATCAGATTTCAGACGCAAGAAAAGATGCGCCCAAAGGTGACATTTTTGATAAAATTGCGTCTATAAAACAAGGAGGTGAACAAAATGAAGATCAAATCAGGAATCAGCCACAAGCCTACCAAGAAGGCAATGCACGACGAGTACCCGACCAACAAGAGCCGTCTATCGGATCTCAAGCAGGGTTACAAGCCGATGGGATGTTGCGTCCCCAAGACCAAGGCCAGCGTCAACGCAATGACCAAGCCAATCTAAAGGGCGACATCTTTGATCAGCTTGAACAAGGAGGTGTAGCAAGTGAAAGACAAACCCAAGATGCCCAAGGAGGAATCCAAGGGGCGCAAGCAGGGCAAGGCATGGAAGGCCAAGTCCCTGCGAGGAACCAAGAGGAAGTAGAAAAGGGCGGGGTTCTATCCCCCGTTCTTGCCGCTGGAGCTTCTGCCGCTGAAACAGGAGTTGGATTAGCGGCTGGCAAAGCCGCTACAGAAGCACTAAAGGCTGGAGCCAAGCAGATTGTAAAGCAAGGCACTAAAACCATTGCAGGGAGGCTTCTAGGTAGCGTGGCGGCGGCAGTTGCAGTTCCAGAAGCAATCGCAGAAACAGCACTTACTGGAGGCATTGGAGCATTAGCAATACCAGCTATTGAGATGGGTGCATTTGCCGCTGGAGCTTATGTGGGCGATAAAGCAACGCAATTTGTTGAGAAACTGATTGGTGCTGACAAGGCTATTGAGAAAGCAAAGCAAGAGAACCCACTTATTTCTGAAGCGGCATCTTTGGCTACTATGGCTCCTATGGCATACAAGTCGATTGGAGAACTTGCAAAGATAGGAGCAGAAGAAGGTGCTGGAGCAGTAGCTAAAAAAGTAGGTGGTGCGGCAATAGGTGGTGCAGCGTTTGAGCCAATTCGCTATGGCGTTGAATCTGGACTAGCCGCTGTTACTGGAAGTGAAGAACCAGTTGCTCCTATCACGCTTGAAAGCACAGCAAAATCAGCTTTGATTGCAGGAGTTCTTTCTGCACATGGTGCAAGGGAAATTGAAGAAAAGGTTGGGCCAGCAACCGCAAGAGCGGCTGTATTAACGCCCACAGAACAAGCGGCGAAAGCCGCACAACAAACTGAAGAAGATGCCACTAAAATCAGGGAAAAGCAAGAAGGTGATATCGGAGAATATCCGCAAGGAGATCAAGTCGGGCAAGCCCCAGAAACAGGCGGTGGCGATAGCCTTGTCAAAGGCAAGGAAGAGCCGAAAGAAGTAGCACCAATTATTCTATCTGCGGCGTTTAAACCCACAGAAGAATCTGCTCCTTATAGGGCAAAGAGTCACCCAGAAGCAATAGAGCAAGCAGTTGCCGATGGGGTGATAACTCAAGAGGAGGCAGATAAATACAAAGAAGCAGGAAACAGGAACACACCTGAGTTTGGCTTCATGGTGAAGATGCCAGATGGAAAGATTGAGTTTAAGAGCAGAAAAGAAGCTACTGAAATTGCAAGGAAGTCTGGTCAAATCAAAGAAGAAACCCTCACCCCAGAAAATACATTCAAGGACGAGGAGGGAAACATTCTTCTGCACAGCAACCAAACAGAACAAGCGGCACATAAAGAAACAAAGAAGCTCCCAGGAGCCGCCGCCGCTAGTGAGTTTGCAGACAAAGATACCCAACTAGGAGTTGAGATCCATAGGGGAAACCCAGACATATCTTTTGAGGACTGGAAAAAGAAATTTGAACCAGCAGTAAATGAATACGCTGATAAAGAAGGTGGTCTAGCTCGTGAAAAAGGAGAGCTAGAATATCAGAAGTATGACGAGGATCAACTAAAAAGCATTTACGATAGATCAAAGGAAGCATCAAAGAGTGGTGCGCCAGCCCCTAAAGCAGTTGAAGGATTAACTTCAAAAGCTAGAGTTGGTGCTACTGCGGTGGACAGGAAGAGCATTGATGATCAAAGACAATCAATGGGGCTATCTCGCCTTTACGATATTGCCAAAGACACATGGAAGTCCACATGGGACAGGGCAATGTATAAGATTGAGGAAACACCAACTTATTCTTACGACCTAATTGAAAGGATTAAACAAGATCCAAACCATCCTATTGATTCCACTGATAGGGCAATTCTTCATCACGAAATCATTGGAACTAAAAATCAATATGATGATTTGCTAGAAAGGCTTGGAAAAGAAACAGACCCATCGTTAATCGCATCTACAAAAGCTCAGTTACAAGATGTGGAGAATAAATACCTAGAGCTAACTGAATTAAATCAACTTACTGCTAGAGGAACCGCACAAGCATTGAATATGATGAAGGCTATTCAAGCTGATGATTTTACAAGGCTTGGAATGTTACGAAGGGCTAAAGCAGATGTTGCTGGAAGGGATGAAGTAAATGGTGGAGGAGAGCTTTCTGAAGAAGCTAAAGCTAGAATTGAAGATCAGGCTAGTCAGATTGAAAAACTAAACAAAAGAATTACAGAGCTTGAATCTAAGGCTAAAGAGGAAGCTGGAACTGAAGGTCTTGAAGATTTTACAAAAGAAACTAGCAAAAGATCAAAGAAGGCTTCTACTGAAAAGAAGAAGTCATCAGATATGACTTCAGAACAAAAAATTGAAGCATATTCAAAAGACCTAAAAGATCGTAAAGATAGCCCAGAAAGCATAGGATCTATTATTAGGAGCATTGCCAGGGCCATACATCAAAATGCTTTTGAGCAAGGAGTTGACCTTGATAGGGATCAGATTCTTGAGGAAACACATAAAGTTGTTAAACCAATAATGGGAGAAGATTGGGGTGATGGTCAAACTAGAGATGCCATCACTGGACTTGGAATTTACAAAGAGCTTACTCAAACTGCTGTTGAGAAATCATTCTCTGAAAAAGTAGGAGAATTGTTTCAATTAGGAAAAAGGGCTTTTATTGAAAGGGGATTATTGCCACCTCCTACTGGCAAGCAACGTCGAGAGCAGGGAACAAAAGAAAGGATGGAGATCAAGAAAAACAATTACTTGATCAGAAAATATAATCTAAAGCCCATAGATTCTGAAAAGCAATTAGCAGGAGCTTTAACATCAGTAAAGACTAGGCTTCAGAATCATATTGAAGAACTGACCGAGAGAATTAAAACAGGGGAACGTGCGCCTAAAAAAATCGGAGTTGAATATGATGAAGAAGCAAAAGCATTACAATCTCGTAGGGATGAGCTTCAGCAAGTATTTGATACTTTGTATGGCAAGGAGGAAAAAACATACGAAGAAAAAGTTAGAGCTTTAGAAATTGCAAATGAGCGTTTAATTGAGTCAAAGAAATTTCAAATTGATCAAGAGCGTGATAGGATCTTGAATGGCAGAAAAGTATCTCCAGAGGAAAAAGAAAAGATTACTAGCGATAGGATTGAGGTTCAGAAGACAGAGTTGGAACAACTCAATCAAGAGCTTAAATCAATTCGTGATGCTGATTATGTTAGGAAGGAAGAAATCAAGAGAGACAATGCAAAAAAGAGAATCCAAGAGATAAAAGAAATACTTGCAGGAAGGGCAAAGCAAAGGGAGCAAGAATTTACTGCACCTGAGAAAGAAACAGCAGAACTATTGAATGAACTTGCTGTAGCTCAAAAAGAACTAAAGGAGTTTAGAAAATCTCAAATTGTTAGAAAAACTGAAGATGAAAAGAAAGATTCTACTCTTCAGCGTCAGCTTGAAAAGGCAGAAGATGATTTAAGTAAGCTACAGGCTGGAATTAAAGATTTAAAGACAGGAAGGGTTACTGTTGATACAGAAGCTCAATCCAAGAAGAGGGCAGAGATTGAGGCCATCAAAAAACAAAAGCAAGATTATCAAGATGCTTTAAAAGTTAGGAAGACAGAGGAAGAAAAAAGAATTTCAGCACTTGAGAGGAGAATCAAATCCCTTCAAAAGCAAAGGCAAGAAAAAACCTTACCACAGAAAATTAAGAAAGAAGTTGAGCTTTCTGATGAGGAAAAAACACTTCAAGCTGAATATGAGCAATTAAAATCAGATATGAAATCTGATGATTGGTTCATACTTGCCAAGCAAAAATTAGCCATTCAGTCATATCTATCACGAATCTCTAAACAGATTGTTGATTATCGACGCAGGATCGCAGAGAAAGATTATGCGCCTCGTGCGAGGAAAGAGCCTATGTCAAACCCAGAGCTAGATGCCGCACGATTAGAAAGGGCTAGGGTAAAGTCTGAATTTGAAGAAGATCGCATCCTTGATCGTTGGAAGAATAGAAGCAAGTGGCAGAAGGCCGCTGACCTCACGGTAGGATGGAAGAGAGCCGCAGTTCTTTCATATATTACCACCGCCGCAAAACTTTCATCTGCCGCCGCTGAGATTGCGGCATTTATGCCAGCAGAGCTTGCTACAGAAAAGTTGCTAGGTGCATTGCCTGGGTTCAAGGAGATAGCAAAACTATCCCCCACAGAGGGCGGTGGTAGCATTAGCAAAGACGTTGCCAACTTCAGCAAGGGACTTTGGGCTGGACTAAAAGAAGTTAAAGATATTGCATTGAAACAAAAAGACTCTCGACTCACTTTGCTGCAAAGGGAATATGGCGGTGAAGCTCCTAGCAAAATACCAAAAGGAGTTTTAGGCATACCAGGTAAAATTCACGAGGCAATCAAGAATCCTATTAAGGTTGCTATTTATGAAAAGGCTTATGGAAGGTATCTTGACTATCTTCAAAAGACTACAGGAGTAAGTTATCTGAATGAAGCTCTCCAACAGAAAGCATCAATGGAGGCATTTAAACACGCAAACAAGAGATTGTTCATGGAGGACAATGCCGTAGTTAAAATCTACAATTCTTTTGTCAGTCAGCTAAAACAAAGCAAGGTAGCTGGAATTAGAGCGGCAGGATATGCGGCTGAAGAATTGATTCCTATTGTTAAGATACCTACAAACATTGTAAAGCAAATGTTTGAATATCAATTTGGATCTGGAATTGCTACTGCTAGAATGATTAAGGCTATCAGCAAGGGGCTAGAAAACATCACGCCAGAGGAGGCAGATTCAATAATGCTACAAGCTAAGAGGGGTTCTATAGGTCTATTTATGATGGCTTTAGGGGCGGCATTACCACAAGCAGTAGGTGGATTTTACAGAAAAGACGCACAACCAGCAGAAGGAGAACCTGGGTTTGATGAAGTAAAGATTGGTGACTTCACAGTTCCTAAATACCTCATGCACCATCCAGCACTTATTGCTCTTCAGATTGGAGCCACCATGAGGAAAATATGGGATGATGGAATTGATGAAGCAGAAGGAATCAGCGATGAGGCAAAGATTGCCGCCAAGGGATTGTATCAATCTCAAATGGGATTATTAGAAGAGCTTCCTTTCGTTGGAATATCTCGGCAATTTGGAGAGTATTTAGATCCGAATCGTGCGCCAGAAGTTGCTGGAAACTTAATTAGGTCTAACATCCCAGGCTTCATTCAAGAGACTGCTAAATGGATTGACAGAGATGAGGATGGTAATTTAATAAAGAGGAAGCCAGAAAACTTCCTTGAGACTATTGAGCAAGGACTACCTTGGTTTAGGCAACAATTAGAAGAAAAATAATGGCAACATCTAAACAGACCAAGCAACCACCTTTCCCCCACCCACCCCTTGAAATAGGAGTGGCTCAGTATCCTACGCCCCTTGTCCCAAACTACAACGACAAGAAGGGAGGATGGTCAATTAATGATGAAGGACACATCATCCTCGTTGAGAAGGTAAGCATTGAGAAGGGAAACTTCACGCCGCTTCCCCTAGATGGCTCAGTCACATACTCTGGAAGAGATGCAAACAAATGGCCTTCCACGCTTTATCTGGTAGCTGAAAAGCCAACCGCAGATGGAGAGCATTGCTACCGTTATTGGGCAAATGATAGGACTCTATCATCGCAGAATCTCTGGAATTATGGGCTAGATTATAGCTCAAACAATCCATCTTACCCTATCACTTCTCGCACATACATTGTGCCTCGGAGCCAGTATGCCACGATTTCACTAGGATCTACTGACCCTGTATTTGGAGGGACTCAGATCATTTCCCAACAGAAGATGGTGGAGCTTCCAGAGGACAATCCTCTAGCTTCTAGGTATGTGGCAGTACAGAGGGTGTATGAGACAATACCCGGCCCTGTAATCACAGGAAAGAAACTAGACTCAAGGGGAGATTTAGAGACAATCAATGTTCAGACAGTAGCGGCTGGAACATCTCCAGATGCAGATGGATTGCTTGTTACCGAAACCAAAGTTGACCCAGTTGATTCGGTTAAAAGCACAAAGACTACTGCAAGCGTGTCTAGCTATGCCACACTCACAACCAAGGCAAACAAAGCTGGGTTGCTTGGCAACACATCTACCACGGATGATATTGTTTCTCCATCCACCAATCCAGATGCTTTAAGCACAACTGTTCTTGAGTCAACTGTTGAACAGGTTACAACTACTAAGGCTAAGAAGCGTACCACCACATCTACTGGCCCATCCTCGCTATCTGGAGCTACTAAAAAAGATGGCCTTTTAGGTATAACCTCTGAAGTCCAATCCATTGTTGCGGCTGGTGCTTCTCCAGATTCTCTCTCTGCTACTGTTATCTCATCACAAGTAACTCCAATAGATTCAGCAAAAAGCAAGAAGACTACAATTACGGCATCTGGCCCGACTGAACTTGATGGGGCAACATTGCAGGAATTTGGAATTGCCTCCACAAAAGAAAAGATTGTTACATATGGAAATACTCCTACTGTTGATTACAAAACAATTAAAGCGGAAGTTTCTCCTATTGACGATGCTAAATCAAAGTTGAGTCAAGTTGATTATTCAAATCCGACCAAAATTAGCGGCTATCAATATGATGAGTTTTTTGAGACAAACTTAAATATAAGCAGGGAGATAATTGATTCAAGCACTAGTGCATTAAGTCACTACAATGGTCTTTTATCATATAAGGATGAGCCAGTTAATCCATATCAAAAGCAAAGGATAATTGTTGATTCTAATGGAAATCTTCCTCCAACTAGAACTGAATACAGAACTGCAAGTTATTCAAGCCCTCAACTTGTATTTTCACTTGATATTGCATACACTTTATTTTCTACAGATGGAAGTGATGTGAGGGTTAGGATTACTCCAGTTACTAGATCAGCACAATCTCGTATAACGATTCAAGAAGTAACTACGTCATATAGTTTTGGTACTCCATCTGCTCCAAACCCATCAAATATTCTTTCTCCAGAGTTAAAACGAGTTGCCTATACTGGATGGAATATGAATTTTGATCTTGGAGATGCACTTTGCAATACAATAACAAGTACTGTTGTATCTGGATTTATTGGTGGAAATTTGAGCCAACCTATTAGAGAAAATATTAATATTCCATCAACAACAATTTCTGCTACTGAATACTCAAGTTATATCAATACTTGGAAAATAACTTCATATGAACAGCAGTATTGGAAGGCTGGAATATGGGTTGCGAGAACAGTTAAAACATATATTGTATAATGGATTACTATCAATCAACAACGCCTCCAGAATATAATCCAGTTGTAGCTGGCGATGGAGTGTCATCTCAAAGAGGAAGTAATGGAGTAGAAGTTACTGCAATCGCTCAAAGGCAGGGTGGGTTTTTGTTTGATCAAAGGCCAAAGCCAGATGGAGGAGCGGCAGTTCCAATAAAATACACCATCCAAATATGCGTTAATGGCAACCCTATGCATCTTGATGTGTATGTGGCTGGACAACCTTATTGATTATGGTTGCCCAGTTGCTTCAATGTCCAACTAGCGACGGATGCCCTTCGTATTCGTTTGTTGGATTCCAAAATCCAAATAATAGATATGGATCAGTAACTATTTGTGATTGGGATTGTTGTTTGTATGGTGCTGGAATAACTGGAGATTCAGTAACTATACCAGGGTACGGAACGCTAAATCAGCCAACTCCTCCTGTTGATCCTAATTGTTTAACTGGGGATAATACACATTGTTGTGCTAGTTTTGATGATGACAATAATTGCATTTGGGCAAAGTGCCATATTGATGAAAATGGAAACAATGTAGTTGATACTACTTGGAACGGAAGGGTGGATGGTCAAATCACATATACTGCACTAAATGATTGTTATGTAAAAGTAACAGGGGGTTCTGGAGATCCACTTATTGATAATCCAATAGGAACAATTTTGCCATTTTCCAATAATAATATTTTATCATCTTTGGGTGAAGTCCAATCAGATCAATATGCTTATTCAAATATTATAAACAATGCGTGTAATAATTCTGATGGCAGTAATATATTTTTTGTTTTAAGAAATCCAAGCCCAGACAACACATGAACGCATTAGAAATGGCTATGACGGCATCAATGAGTGCCGCAGATTGGGCTAAGTCTGGATTTGCAAAAGCAAAGTTAGAAATGGTTCAAAGCCGACAAGAAATATGTAATTCTTGCGAGTTCTGGAATAGCAAAGGATTCATGGGATCTGGGCAATGCTTAAAATGCGGTTGCTCAACTTATGCAAAGCTACGCATGGCTACTTCCAAATGCCCTATTGACAAGTGGGGATCTGTTGAGGTAGAAACACATCAATAGAAAATGATAGTAGCAATTTCATATCACCAAGGCGACCAGCAGTTGATGGCTCGCTGGGCTAATCGGGTAAAGCAACTCGGCCCATATCTCAACCACGAGATCATACTATCCCCTTGCCACGGAGCCTCTACAGACAAGATTAAGCTCCCACTAGAGAACTGCTTCCGAAAAGTTCATGTTGTTCCGTCTGGTCACACAGAAAAGGGATGGCCTGTCAGTTGCAATAGGGCTTTCCAAAACATCTGCTGGTACTCAATGCTCACTACTCGTCAGCCGTTCCTGTTCATGGAACCAGACGCAGTTCCTCTTTGCGAGGGATGGATTGATCAGATAGAGGTAGAGTATCGTGCTTGTGGTAGCCCATTCATGGGGGACTATGTGGATCTCTCTAGCCTTGAGGATGGTGGCATTAATCACATGAGTGGGATTGCAGTATATGATTGGAATCTATCCATTCATGCTCCTCGTCTTTTTAACTGCAACAATGGTAAGGAGGAGTTTGCTTGGGACATATTTGCCGCTTCTGATATTGTGCCGAAAATGCACAGGACTAATCTAATCCAGCACGATTGGGAGAAATACAGAAAGAAGCCTGTAGATGCTTCCGCTCCCAGGCTTGGTGCAGTAATCTATCACCCAGATAAGCAAGGCGTGTTGCTCAATGATGGTCTTGCTGGCCCTTTGAATAGTGTGCAGGGAGAACCTGCAACGGGTGCGCCTGTGAGCGTTTCCTCATTTAAACACGAAGGGTCAGCACAAATATCCAATGAAGAAACAACCAAAGTACAACAAGAAACGCCCTTGGCAGGGACGAAAGAAGCTCAACTCGGAGCTATTGAATCAGCAGTCAACATCCTTGCCTTCCACCACAAACTCGGTGGATGGAACAAAAAGCACGTTAAAGACTCCCTCATCAAAGCAGGGTTCGCCAAAGCAAAGCAAGTCAAGCGTACTGGAAAGAAAGTTCGCTCTTCTGTGGTCAACGCTTAAGGGCGACCCATTAGTAGAGGAGTATAGGTTTCATCCTACTCGCAAGTGGCGGTTTGACTTTGCCCACCTTGAATCAAAGGTGGCTGTAGAGTTGCAAGGAGGCGTGTTTAGCGGAGGCCGTCACTCTAGGGGCTATGGAATTGTGGGTGATTACGAGAAGCTAAATGAAGCTCAGTTTCATGGATGGGTGGTTATTCAACTATCTGCAAAGCAGATCACGATGGAAAATGTAGAGAAGATCAATGCCTTGATTGCCTCACGATGAAGTTTCGATTTCATTGCCTTGGTGTGCCTCACACCATCACGCATAAGGACTATGTGGCGTGTGCATTTACGCAGAAAGTATTGAAGTTCTGTAAGATGATGAAAGCTCGTGGGCATACAATTCTTCACTATGGGCATGATAAGAGTGAAGTAGATTGCGATGAGAACATTGCCGTAACCAATGATGCCGTATTAGAGGAGGCATATGGTGGATACGACTGGAGATCTACTACCTTCAAATACGATCTTGAGGACGTAGCGTATAAACATTTTTACGAAAACTGCATACGAGAGATAGGGTCACGAAAAGAAAATGGAGATTTCTTGCTATGTTTCTGGGGATGGGGACACAAGGCTATTGCAGATGCTCATCCAGATATGATTGTCGTGGAGCCAGGGATCGGCTATGGAGGAGGAATCTTTGCTCCCTATAAGGTTTTTGAGAGTCAGCATCTCATGTCAGCCTACTACGGAATGCATTCTGTTAATAAACCATATTCAATGTCTTGGTATGATGCTGTGATTCCCAATTACTTTGACTTGGATGACTTTGATTATTCTCCTATAAAGCAGGACTATTTTCTTTTCCTAGGTCGCCTTGGATCTCACAAGGGACTTAATATAGCCATTGAAGCCACGGAAGCGATTGGAGCAAAACTGAAGGTTGCGGGACAAGGAACTCTGGATAGGATTCCTGACCATGTAGAGATGGTTGGATATGCAGACACACAGAAGCGAAAAGAGTTGATGAGCAACGCCAAGGGTCAGTTTGTTCTCACCACCTACGGGGAGCCATTTGGAGGAGTGCAGATAGAAGCCATGTTATCAGGAACTCCAGTTATAAGCACAGACTGGGCTTGTTTTGGCGAACTTAACTTACATGGGATCACGGGCTATCGTTGCCGAACCTTTGAGCATATCACTTGGGCAATCGAAAATATACATACCATTAAGCCAGAAAACTGCCGTCAATGGGGGCTAAACTTTACCTTAAATAAGGTTGGATCAATGTATGAGGAGTTCTTTTATTCAATTTCTAACGTGCATGGGAAAGCTGGATGGTATGAGAAAAACCCAGATAGGAAGGATTTGAATTGGTTAAAAAGAAATTTTCCCGTTGACATAATTTAGAGTTTTGTTGTAGGGCTTGGTTTGCGTATTGGGAGTCGCACCCTAAATAAACTTGGCGTATTGAAGTTTCGCCGCCTTCACTAACGAATTTATCACGACGATAAATTCATAAACTCTAATTACTTTAATAATTATGTCATCTACTATCTCTTGTTCCACCGTGAACGATATCTTTGAAAGGGAGACGAACAGATTTAACGTCGATATCTACGAGCGTTACTCTGTTGACGGCCCTTGGGGTCGCCTCGTTCGTGTCGGTAAGTTCCCCCTCGGAATGGGTACAACCCTGACGGAAGTCACGGTTGAGCGTGTTCTCTCTGGCAACTTTGAAAACACTTGGACTAACGTCTCGACCTCTTCTGGTCTTGGCAATCCTAACAACGTTACTGGTTGCAACCCTGTACCTAACAGCCTTGCGTTTGGTCAAACCCTTCGCACTTGGCAGTTGCAGACCCAGAGCTATCAGACTCCTTGCATCTGCTTGGACGATCTGAAGACTGCATTCCAGATTGAAGCACAGGTTGGAAAGACCGTTGATCAGCTTACCCAGTTGACCAAGACGGTTCTTGATAACCGCCGCCGCGCTGAGTATCTGCGTGTTGCTGGAAAACTCGTCGCTGGTGATGTGAGTCAGACTGTTTATCAGTCTGCTACCATCAATGGCACAACTGTTCCTAACGCTCTGTATAACAGCGCAACTGGCAATGCAATCCCTGCTCCTACCGCCAAGCTCTCACAGGATCTCCTTGATGTCCTGCGTGTTCAGCTTATCCGTGATGGTGCTGGTCACAATGCCCTCGGTAAAGAGAACGGCGTTCCCGTCCTTGGTCTGATCACCAGCCCTGAGACGAGTCGTGATCTGCTCCGTAACAACGCTGATCTCCGTCAGGACATCCGCTATGCCACCCCTAGCGAGCTTATCGCTCCTCTCGGTGTCGAGCGTTCGTTCGCTGGGTTCTACCACATGATTGATCTGGAGCTTCCTCGCTTCACCTTCAGCGGCAACAACTGGCAACAGGTTTATCCCTATATCCAGTCTGCCACCTCCAACGGCTACACTTGGGAAGTTAATCCTGCCTACAATGTTGCCCCTTACGAGGTTTCGTACATCTTCCACCCCGATGTGTACGAGGAGAGTGTTCAGCAGGTTGGCCCGAACATCCCTGGTGCGCCATTCGATGACTATCCGTACTACTATAGCGGACAGTTCTTCTGGCTCAACATCCGTGATGCCGTGAATAACCCCCTCGGTAAGATCGGTCGCTGGTTGGCAATCTTCCAGAGCGGAAGCCGCCCAATCGCTCCGTATCTTGGTCGTGCGGTCATCCACAAGCGTTGCCCATACGATCTGAGCTTCGCAGGTTGCTCTTATTCCTAAGAGATAACTAACTCAAAGAAAGCCCCATCAGAGAAATCTGGTGGGGTTTTTCTTTTCCCTTGATTAAGTTTGTTTTAACTATTAACAATAAGATTTATGTCAGCAGGAATTTTTAACCTTACAGAATGCAATGCTATTGAGCAGGGGAGCGATTTTTCCTTTAGCTTGATATATAAGGATTCATCTGGAAATCCTGTGGATTTGACTAGCGCAACAATCACTGCGCAAATTAAGCAAGACTGGAATACTTCTACGCTTGCCTCTTTTACGATTACCAAACATAGCCCTGCTACTGATGGGTATATTAAGGTATCGTTGCCAGCATCTGCTTCTGTTGCGATTCCCCCAAGTCGTTATCGTTACGACATTAGGATTTCTTTATCTGGTGGAGTTACGCATATTATCAAAGGATTCTGCGATATTATTGAGTCTGTAACTCTTTCGTAAAATGGGAACAGAAGTAATATCGCCAGTTAATCCGCCAAATCTGGTTGATATAGTTCCACCACAGGGGGCAAACTTGGTAGGCGTTAGTGTTAATGCCGCAAATATTGTGGACGTATTGCCACCTAATGGCGGCAACGTAGTGACTCTGTATGTTGGTATAGCTGGGCCTACTGGCCCCACAGGGGTTACTGGGCCTACAGGAGCCACTGGGCCTACAGGAGCCACTGGGCCATCAGGAGCAACAGGTGCTACTGGTCTTACAGGAGCCACAGGATCTACAGGGCCGATTGGTGCAACAGGATCTACAGGGCCAACTGGCGTTGGTGCTACTGGAGCAACAGGGCCATCTGGCATTACTGGAGCCACAGGCCCGACAGGAGTAACTGGCCCTACTGGAGTTGGAGTTGCAGGAGCAACTGGTGCCACAGGCCCAACAGGAATTGCTGGTGCTACAGGGCCAGCAGGAGCAACGGGATTGACTGGAGCCACTGGTCTTACTGGTGCAACTGGACTTACAGGAGCTACTGGCCCTACAGGACTCACAGGGGCAACTGGCCCTACGGGTGCTACAGGCGCAACTGGGCTGGGATATTCTGGAGTAAGTTCTACTTCAACTATTACTATCGGAACTGGTATTAAAACATTTACTTTAACTAGTAGCTACGCAGGGGCATTTATTACTGGTGACAGAATTAGATCAATCCATTCTGATACTCCAACCTACTATATGGAAGGTTATGCCAACTATGTAGGTGGTGGCACTTTAATTATTACTGTTGATTTTGCAGTTGGTAGCGGATCACATAATGCTTGGAATTTTAGTATTGCTGGTTTAATTGGGGCAACTGGCCCAACTGGGGTTACAGGCCCGATTGGAGCAACAGGAGTTGTTGGCCCTACTGGTTTGACTGGCGCAACTGGCCCCGTTGGTGCAACTGGACTTACTGGAGCAACTGGCCCTGTTGGAGCTACGGGAATAACTGGAGCGACTGGGCCGACTGGCCTTACAGGCCCTGATGGAGCAACTGGCCCTACGGGAGTTGGGGCAACTGGTGCTACAGGGCCAACAGGTTCGACAGGAGTAACTGGCCCTACAGGAGCTACAGGCCCAAGTGGAGTGCAAGTGAATGCAGATTGGAATGCCACTACTGGTATTGCACAGATTCTAAACAAGCCTTCATTGGCAGCAGTTGCTACAAGCGGATCTGCTTCAGATTTATCAACTGGAACGCTTGCTGATGCACGACTATCCTCGAATGTTCCGCTTATCAATGCTGGCAATAGTTTTTCGGCAGGACAGACGATTACCGCCGCCGCAAATACATCTGCCCTGACAGCGAGTTACTCGGTCACTGGAGCAAACACGACCGCTCTTTTGAACCTTTCGGGAACGTGGAACACTTCGGGTGTTGCCACGGGACTGAAACTAAACATAACGAATACAGCTTCAGGAACTGGTTCGCGGTTATTTGAATTTCAGACAAGTTCAGTTCCTACGCTTTCGCTGACTCCTGCAAAACAGCTTTGGCTTTGGAATCAAAGAACCGATGATGCCAACTACGAGCGAGGGTTCATGCGCTGGAACTCCAACGTCCTTGAAATAGGAACCGAGGCGGGGGGAACGGGAACAGCGAGACGACTAAATCTTGTTAGTTCCGAGTCGGTAGATATTTACGCAGGGACAACTAGCAGAATGGCAAGTATTTCTGTCAGCCAAGTAACTTTTTTCACTTCAGTAAATTACAGGTATTATTCAGGCGCAGGAGATCCAACAACTGCCACGTCCCCATTCAACAACGGGGCTGGGACTTGTGCTGTTTATCGCAACACCACAACTGGAGTCGTTCGCCTGTGGGTAAACAACGCAGGAACAATGGTTTCAACCATCCTAGCCTAATTTATGAACAACACCATGACCCCACAAGAAGCCCTCCAACTCTTATCCGATGCTTTGGAGCCTCGGAATATTAACTCCATCTCCCGAGCTGGCTTCATCGCCATCCAAAAGGCACTCGAAACCCTTGCAGAAATCGTAGCCCCTAAACCCGAATCCAATGAATCTCATGATTGATTTCACGCCAGAGCAGATCCGAGGCATCACCGCCGCACGGCAAGCTCACAATGCCAACCCGCCATCCGAGTCGGATGCACCCTTCTCCACTAACGAGGAGTATCTTGACTGGGTGATGGGTCGAGCCGCCGATTCCTATTCCTTACAATATCCTGCATAAAAACATTGATCTATTAAATAACATACAATATAACTCCAATATGGCTCTATCATTCTCCATTCCTAAAGACTACAATGTTCCCTCTGGCGTTAAAGAGGGATCAGAGTTCTCTGACATCGCCACATTCAAGTTTGAGGGAGATGAAATGATGCTCCTCACAGTTGGAGAGGACAAAACCCCCGTTCTTACCCGTGATGTGAAGGACGAGAAGCAGAAGCCCAAGGGGGCTAAAGCGGCTGTTAAGGAACAGCTTGCCGCTATGGAAGATAAGAAAGGATCTGCCGAGATGGAAGATTCTGGAGAACAATACGCCGAAGGAGGCGAGGAGGAATAATTATGAGCTACGCACCTGTATACAATCCTGTTGTTGCCAATACTAATGATGGCGAGAATATCACGCTTTGCAAGATTCTTGATTCTCAATTTTCTGGAGGAAAAGGCGGGTCTATTGTGGCGGCAACTGGATCTGGTTCTGGAAAATTCTATGCTCTCCAATTTGTAACTAGCGGAACTCTTTCTGCCTATACTGGCAACCTTACTGGTACTGTTACTGGAGTTACTTTTCCTGCTGGATTTGTGCTTTACGGAACCACCACTGCATTCACAACTGGATCTGGAACCTCAGTAGTTGCTTACTCATTCTAAACTATGCCAAGCCTTTCACTAAAGGCTAGTATCAACTATCCGTTTATTGGGGGTGGCTCTACTCCTCCATACACGCCAAATTACCCTACTGGCCTCACTCCAGCGGTTGATTCTACTTTCAATCAACTTATTGGTTGGTACGATTCTTCAACTGCAAATACTTCATCTATTCTTCTTAATGACGGAAGCGGAAACCCTGTAAGCTCTGGAACAAACGGAGCATATGTAAACACTTGGCAAAATCTTTTCCTTGGTGCAACTCAAGGAGGAACGCATTTGCCAGACATGGCTCAATCTTCATTGGGAAGTCAGCCAACCTATTCTACTTCTAAAAAGTATGGGTTAAATCAGTTGGTCGGAAACTCTCATCCAGGCATTGTGTTTGATGGATCGGCATCCGCACTTTCTTTATCATCTCAAGCATTGGCAAGCCTTGGAACAACTTTTACTTGGCTTTATTCGTTCCCAGTTTCAACTAGCGTTCAAAGCCCTGTAGTTATTTTTGAGGATCAAGGTACAAACTATGCTAATTTCCCAGAACAAGATTCTGGAAAACCATCTACTTCAATTAACAATGGAAGTTTGGGTGGAATTACAAGTGCATCTACGGGAGGTGGATACGCAGGAAGCAATAGCCTATCTTTAGCTCAATGTGGTTATGTATCTTACTCTGTTAATGCAGTGTACACCAATTCAGTTTATTACAATGGTGTACAATACATTTCTGATGGAATATCAGTAAATCAAAACTTCAATGCATTGAATAGTAATGCTTTTGTTGGTAGAAATTACGATGCCCCTTGGAATATAATTTCGTTAGGAGGAGACACTTACGCTTCTGTTTTTGGGACTGGCCCGATTGGAGAGTTTCTATGCTACCAAGGAATGCTCTCTTCTAATGCTGTCAAAACGGCATTGCAGTATCTAATCACTAGGTGGAGTTAAAACCAAGCTAGTTGACATAACAACTCAAAGCTAATATATAACTTATATGGTTCATCACATTGATACCGCCGCTACAGGGATGATCGGGTTCACAACCCCGATTGCCGCCGCCGCAATTAGCCTTGATCCCATGCTGGATCTTGAGCTTCGTGTGGCTTCCCTTATTATCGGTATCCTTGTGGGGCTTGCCTCTTTTTGCAAGTTGATCTACGACATCTGGGCAGATCACAAGAACAGGAACAAATGACTCTTTGGGAGAAGCAGTTTTGGATGGGCGTATTTACGCTCCTTTTTATTGCCGTGGTGTTGGGTTTTCTTTGCGGATGCTCTCATCCTGCTTCGCCAATATCGACTGCTGGTGCGGTTGATAGCCTCTCTGCTATACAAGGGAATCTTTCGGCAGTAGATGGGAAGGCAGTAGTGGTTGAGGAGTATTTGAGGAGCCACTAAAAATTAGTGCTTGCAAGTTGCAAGCTGGTTGCATAGGTTTTTGCCTATGAAAACTAAAACAACCGATACGCCTAGGACAGATGAAAACGCTGTAAGTCATATTGGCTTTTATACTTGTGCTACAGTTCCAGCAGATTTCGCCCGTGAGCTTGAGCGAGAACTTGAGCAAGCAAAGAGAGATAATGGAATTATCATAACCGCATTTGCGTTGAGAAATTCAGAGTTGAAAGAAAAGGCAGAAGCAGAGGTCGCAAGGCTCCGTGAGGAGAACGCCGAGCTAAAACAAGGAAAGGTGTTTGTCGATCCCAAATGGATCTACGACCTAGAAACCCAATTAGCAAAAGCCCACGAAGAGCTTTGCCAAGCAGGGATACGAGAATATGGAAACTGATAAGAAATTACCAAAAGCTAATAAAACAGAATTATTACCTACCGATAGTATGTCAACTAACGCAGACAATACAATAATGACAACGACCATTAACACCACCAACGAGGTCGCCACGCCTAGCGTAGATGAATTAGATTACAACCAAGAAATTAAATCTTATCGAATCTGGGATTTAGCCAGAGAGCTTGAACGCGAGGTCGCAAGGCTCCGTGAGCTTCTTAACCGAGCGATTGAGATTGCGGATGAATCATGGGATGCAGAGGGATATGTTCCAATGGAATTTGAAGATCGTTTGCAAGCAATCAAAGATGAACTGGTACGATTCGCTCCCACTCCAGAGGAACCAGAAAACGATTGGAAATGCCCGCATTGTGGTAGCACTTCGGGAACTTATTTCAGCCGCATAGAACCTATGGGCGACATCTGTGAGGATTGTGGCATAAATGTTGATGATGAACCTTTCACTAAAGAATTAGTGATTGGCGAGATCATTAAGGATCTCAACAAAATTGGAGATGGGAATAAAGGGTCAGTAGATTTCAGATGGGCTATGCTAAAAACAGCTTATGCGATTGAATACCTCCGCGACGAGATCCAGAAGCTAAAAACACAAACTCACTACCATCACGAATCCTATTGCCGTAAGTGCAAAGAACCTAAATGAACTTATACCCAATATGGTATAAATACCTAAAAAACTACCATATTATACCCGATATGGTACTTATGGTTCTATTTCAAAACTACTTGAGTTAGTTGGTTATAGGTGGTATAAGGGGGCTTGATGAAACGCACTCTACTAGCCCTCATGCTTCTCACCACCCCATCTATGGTGGCTACCACCATTACCAAGGCAGACATCATTGCCACAGTCGAGCATCAGAGGAAGCTCGTCCATGATGCTCAGAATCAAGCTGATATTGCCAAGAAAGAGCTTATAGTAGTGCAGGATGGTATCAATGCCCAGACCGCCAAGTTGCACGATACTGAGGCTCGTCTAGCTATAGTCACCAAGGAGAGGGACTCTGCCTTGCATCATCTACACCTCCTCCTTTCCATTTGTTCCTCACTAGCCGGAGCTATCGGTTTCATGGTAGCTATCCGCTTCGCTTCATTCCTACCCCCTAATTTGATTGCCTATGAGTTCCTCTTCGCTAGTGGTATCGGAATCGTCGTTGGAGGACTCGCATGGGCAATTCTCGGTCATCTGTAATCAAGGAGAAGCTGGAACAGAAGCCGCTGGACAGCAAAAAGTGTCTTTATGCGATATTCGGCTCTGCCTGTGTCCTAGTTGTTTTTGCTACTTCTGCGTTCCTAATTCTCAGCCACTCCGAACAGGCAAAGGAGATCGTAGAACTAGCCAATTTGGTTGTGATGTTCTTCGGTGCGGTTGTGACGACTCTAATCACGGGGACAGCGGCTATGGATTGGAAGGCAATGTCTGTCCTCCAACACACGGATGAAGACCAGAAGATAGACTCAAACGCTGAGGCTCCAGAGGTGGAGGTGAATCAGCGAGTTGTAAAGCCACGCTACTTTGATTCAAATGACAGATAGATTTAAGAACGAGATCATACCTTGGATCTTTAAGTGGGAGGGAACAACCTACGAGAATGACGAAAGTGACCCAGGTGGAGCTACACGATACGGAATCGACCAGCGTAGTCACCCTCACGTTGACATCAAAAACTTAACTGCTGAACAAGCTACAGGTATTTATTGGACGGAGTATTGCAATCTTCATTGCAATGAGTACGCCCCTCAGTTTGATTGGATATTTTTTAATTGCTGTGTGAATTGCGGAGTCGGGAGAGCTACAAAGATCAAGGCTCAGTCTGGAATCAATGGTTCTAAATTTTTAGATATACAAGAATCATTTTACAAATCACTTGCTGAATCTCGTCCTTCTTCAAAGAAATACTTGAAAGGATGGTTGGCTAGGACTGAAGATTTAAGGAAAGTTACAGGACTAGCCTAGTTAGAAGCACCTTCGGTGGGAATTTTACTGATCTTGGTTTTTGCGTCAAGACTTTTTGTGTTACGAAATTGTAACAATTCTTTTATTGCTGTATGATGATTCATGCGTATTCTCATCATCCATGATCACACCAGCGCAATCCCCGATGAGTCCAGAGGAGAAGGTACAGCTTCTTCTTGATACACTAGAATCACTCCGGGCAACTTTAGACGAAGCAATTTCCTATATCGACGACTCAATGATTGAGGCAGACGATAGAGGATAAACCAAACCAACCAACAATGAAAAAAAACGCAAAGCTAGTAGATCCAGTCAACTACCCCAACTATGGGGACAACGAGGCTAAAAACCTAAACAAGAAGCCCTGCAAGAAGACTTGCGAGGCTAATGAACCTACTGAGTTCCGTATCGTTTGGGATCACGAAATCAGCCAGAAGATATTTGAGCTTGAGGCCAAGATCCTCACCTACACACTAATCGGTGCGGCAACTCTATTTGTATCAATCTGCAATCTTTTTGCTTTAATCCTAAACAAGTAATGGAACAAGAAATCATAGACCTTCCTCAAGTGAAGGCTTATTCCGAGGCTTTAGTATCCGCTATTGGTGAACTATCCAATGTGCCAAAGACTGCATCTAATCCTTACTTCAAGTCAAAGTATGCTCCTCTGGATGCAATCGTTGATGCAACTCGACCTGTTCTAGCAAAGCATGGGTTAGCAGTAATGCAACAACCCATCTTCATGGAGGGAACCGCTGGTGTCGAGACTACAATTCTTCACAAGGAAGGATATAGCACAACCTCTACCCTTCTGCTTCCATTGAAGGATCAGTCCCCACAAGGAGTGGGATCTGCCATCACCTACGCCCGCCGTTATGCCCTAGCCGCTGTGCTTGGACTTGCGACCGAGGAAGACGATGATGGTAATGTGGGGACTGGTCTTTCTAAAAAGGAAGAAGCCAAGCCAGCAAAGTCTCCTGTGAGGGAGGTTAGCAAGGAAGACGTTAAGGCCACGGCAACGTGGAAAAACTTGGAGATCACCAACATAAAAGAAATTCAAGGCAAGAAGAGCGTGTTCTATTGCGTGGAGTTTGACGGGAAGGCAGAGGCTCTCACGTTTGACAAAAAGCTATTCACTACTGCAAATGAATTGTCTTTAGAGAAAGTAGATGCTGGAGTAGCACCAGGGAAGAACGATCCCTCCAAGTGGCAGTTGATCAGTCTTGTTCCTACTAATGGGGCAAAGGCAAATATCACAACTGATGAAAAAGCCTAAATCCAAGAAAAAGGGGGTGGCGAAAGCCGCCCCCCATATTGGAACAAAATATGAACGCTTCCTCGCAGTATCCTGTAGCCACGGAAAGTACGCTGACCCTACTGCAATATCTGCCGTACTTGCCATGCGAGACAAATGGAAGCCGACGATATGTGTGCATCTGGGTGATTGGTGCGATACCACAGCCTTTAGGTCAGGTGCGGCTGGAAGTAGTGATGAATCGGAGCCAGTTGCCCCAGACATCGACGGAGGAATTGCATTCCTTAGAGAGCTACGACCAACTCATGTGCTGGACGGAAACCATGAAGACCGCATTCCCAGACTGCTTAATTCAAATAACGCACTCGTCGCATACGCCGCCCAGCAAGCCACTAACTTCATTGATGAGTCGTTTGTCAAGATCGGTTGCCGAAGGATTCCTTATACTGGAGTTTTTCAACAGCTTGTTGTGGGAGATGTTACGTTCACTCATGGAACAATCTATAATGAAAATGCGGCTAGAGATATGGCAGAGATGTACGGAGGCAAAGTCATTTTTGGTCACACACATCGCTCGCAAATTGGGGAAGGACGCACATTCAAAGAAAGCACAGGATATTGCGTGGGGACGCTTACGAGGAGAGGTGAAATGGATTATGCGAAAGCACGGAGAGCAACTCTCGGATGGAGGCAAGGAATAGCTTATGGAGAGATTAGCCCAAAGGATTCAGCCGTGTGGCTTCTCACTAGAAGCGAGTTTAATCAAGAATGGAGGTTGCCACTATGAGTGCTAATGAATGGCTTCAAGCTATAAACGAAAAACTTCATCACGAAGTTGATAAAATAGATGAGGATTTTTATTCTGTAAAACAACTTTCAGGAATATGGAATCTTAGTAATTCACAAGCCAGCAAGAGGGTATTTGCCCTCAGGGAAAAAGGAATGCTTACTGAAAAAAAATTCAGAATCACAACAGGAAACAAAACTTACCCAGTATCACACTTCAAATTTAAATGAAAAAACTAGCTAACGAATACACTATTGAATCGGACTTCAGCATTCTTGCTGGCCCTTATTCCTCAATTAACCCAGAGGAGTTGAGATGGCTACAAAATGTGGTTGCTGACATGAAGTCTGGAAACATTGAATATAAAGTTTCTAAAATAGAAGGGGAATACTATGTTCAAAGGAAGGGAATGATTGTTACAAAACGCAAATGAACACACTAATCGTATGCGTTTTTTCCATAATTACCTTTTACATAATATTCAATATGTTTAGACCAAGATGAAATTTAAATCACTTGGACAAGTAGAAATCAATGGTGAAAAATGGCAAGTAGGTTATGGACACCCAGGATTCACCGATGGACAAATGGATGACGGAGTGTGCGACTACGCAAAGCGAAGGATCACCATCAATCGTGGATGCTCTCGCAGTCTCTTGTCTGTGCTGGCACATGAGGCAATCCATGCTCGACTACCTGACATATCAGAAGAAGCTGTTAATACAACAGGAGAACTTATTAGTGAAATATATGATCTATTTTCCAAACAACCTACCAGACATGGACGAGGAGGAACCGTGGTATGACACAGAAGACGATGAATAGCGTGGATTATTTTAACGAGTGGTATGACCGAGTGGGAGTACGCACATTCAGCAAGGCTGTTGATCAGCATAGGGATTATATGAGCATGGCATTCCTAGCAGGATGGTATGCCCATGACAGGAACGATGACTCTAAGGCAGAGCTTTTGGAGCAACTTAGGAGAGTCAAGGACGAGCTTAATTGCCGAATACCATGAGCATTTTAAAGTTATCTAGGGAGGATCAAGTTCCCCCAGGCAATTACCGATTTACTGTACCAGAGACAGGCTATCGGATTGCCGACATCCACACTCTACAAGAACTTTACGACAAGGTAGAGCAACATTACCGAGACAACAACATTCCCCTCCCCGACCAATGGAAAGAGTTGGTGGTAGATCAACTCTGCCGCCAACTCCCTGAGGGATGGTGTTATTACTCTGATGGAAAGGAATATAAGGGCAATGCGTCCTTGCTTTCATTTGACAATATATTGAAGGGAATCACTAGCTTGTCTGCATTAGCTACAGAAGCGGCATCTGGTGGCGACCCATTTGTTGATCAGAATGAAGCAGAGCAAAGGGCTAAAATATGCTCAAGATGTTATTACAACCAAAAGAGTAGTTTCTGTATGGGATGCGGAGGTGCTAGAATGATATTAGATATGGTTGGAAAAGTTAAGGGCGGCAGGACTACTACATTAGATTATATGCTTCAGAACTGCGGAATTTGTGGATGTAGGAATGATGCGATTGTTCATGTCAAGAAAAATATCTTGCTAAAAGGCGAGAAAGAAGAGACAACTAACAAGCGTCCAGATTGGTGTTGGCTTAAAGCCGATAACTTATCTGAAGCATCCTCTCAACTTCATCTATGACAAATAATACCAATCAGCCATACGGCCTCCTAGACCTCGACGAGAATGAGGTTCCCAAAACGAGGGTGCAGGATGCAGGTTCTGCTAGGGCTATGCTCTACACGCTGATTGATGACGACCAACTAGCATCCTATCGCAGATCGCAGATTCAGGGTCAGATTGATGGCAATGCTCCATTTAACGACACCCAACTCAAGGAGATGGGGCAAGGAGATAGAATCAATGTGAACTGGGGTCATGCTGAAGCCAAAGTTGAAGCGGCAGTAATCCCTTATTTTGACATCCTAACTAGCGTTGGGAACTATGCCACAGTCAAGACCAAGTACGGAAAGGACGTGGGCAAGCGAGAGGAATGGTCTCGTATCATCACAGAAGAATTTCATAGGCTCCTAGATAAGACAAATCCCAACTTTATCTTACAACATCAAGTAGCTCACAAGCAGTTAGTAATTCATGGTCAGGCTTGTATGTTCTGGTCAGATTCTATGGACTTTAAGGCGAAGGCGGTTGAGCCTTGGCAGTTGATCGTCCCCAAGGGAAGTACGGTTGATTGGCAGAACTGGGAGTTCTGTTATGTGCTAGACGATATGTATACGGAGGAGCTTTACCGATACATTGAGAATGAAGATGCCGCCTCTAGGGGAGGATGGGATGTTGAGGAGTGTAAGGAAGCTATCATGCAAGCCAAGATTGACGAGCAAGATCAACGCCGTCCTTGGGAGTGGTATCAGAAAGAGTTCAAGAATAATGCTCTCTACTACTCATATGCCAAGAGCAAGATCATCAAGGTAGCTCATATGTATGTGAGGGAATACGATGGACGCATTTCTCATTATGTTTTTGATCGACTTAACTCCACGGAGTTCCTCTGCGCCAAGGAGTCATGCTACAAGAGCTTCAGCAACGCCTTCACAATCTTTCTAAATGGCGTAGGTAATGGTTATTACCACGGAGTGAGGGGTCTTGGTCAGAAAGTTTACAAGTACGCACAAGCGATGGATCGCATCAACAACGCTCTCCTTGAGGGAGTGATTGTGGATAGTGCAGTGATGATACAGCCGCAATCAGCTAAAGATGCTGAGTCGCTGAAGTCAGTTCAGATCGGGCCTTATCGAATCCTTCCCCCTGGCATGAACTTTGTGCAGGTCGGAACTACCTCTAAGCTGTCTGGAGCTATGCAGGTTGCTCAAATGTTCCAAGGGCAAGAGAGCGATGATATTGGTAGCTTCATGCCTTCTGTGGCGGGAGGTCGAAAGAAGAGCAACAAGGAAGTGGAAGCGGAGATCGGTGAAAAGAGCCGATTGACCAACACTCGTGCTGAAATCTATTTGCAAGCCCTTGATACTCATTATCGTGAAGTATATCGTAGGGCATCTAATCCAAACATTGTTGAGGAAGATCATGGAGGGTTGGAATCCTTGGCATTCCAAGAGGCTTGCATGAATCGTGGAGTCCCTGCTGGTGCAATGCTTGACATTGAGAGCGTGAAGGCCACTCGCAGTATTGGACAGGGAAGCTCTGCGGCTCGTATGCAAGCAATGGAGCTTATTGGTCAATACCTGCCACAACTCCCAGAGAGCAATCGTAAGCGTGTTATTAACGCAAACATTGCGGCTATTGCAGGTCAGACAGGGGTGGACACCTTTGGTATTCCTGATGAGGACAAGCCAGATGGTCAGAACCTATCGGTGGCAAGTTTGGAGAATAATGCGTTCCAATCTGGAGGTCAGGTATTGATTGATCCAGATCAGAATCACTTTGTTCACCTCACTGTTCACCTTCAGTATTGCGGTGGAATTGTGCAAGCCGTTCAGAACAAGCAGGAAGATCCTCGTAAGGCGGCAATGACCATGCAAGCGGCTATTCCGCACATCCTCACTCACCTCAAGTATCTTGAAGAAGATCCTACTCGTAAGGAGCAGTTTGAGAATCTGAATGAGCAGACTTCTGAGTTGATGAAGATTGCTGATCAGTTGAATAAGATGGCAGAGCAGATTCAAGAGCAAGAGATGGCGCAACAGCAACAAGGTCAGGGAGCGCAAGATCCTAAAACGATGGTTGCCATGAATAAGATTCAGCTTGACCGAGCCAAGTTCCAGAATGACGCTCAGATCAAACAGGCCAAGGCACAGCACCAGATGATGCTCCAAGATCGCAAGACGGCCCAAAGATTGATGATTGACAAAGTAAAGTTAGCAAGCAAGTATTCAAGCATCGCCCCATAAACCAACCTAAATAAAACAATGACAACACAAAGCGGGAGTAATGACCCTGCCACGATAGAGTCGCTACGCAATCGTGTAGCATCCCTCACCGCAGTAATATATTCTGCGATAAATGAAGATACCTCGTCGTTAGCATCACGCTACATGGATGAGAAAATGAAGAACATGGATATTGAGGATCGCTTCCTAGCTGGCAAGACAGAGGCCACGGAGCAGATCATCAGCCTTATCTACGAGAAATACTATTTGCTTAACCGCACTTTCCACGGCAAGGACAGCGATCAGGCACTAACCTTCAAGAACTTGATTCATTCCATTAGGGATATTCAGCACGACGATTTGAACAATGTCTAAGTGTTTAGTAATAGATCACGGCTTGTTTTCTGCATTTGCAGAGCGATTGGCTGAAGAGCATGAGGTGAGATACTTCGTTCCTTTTAACGAGAAGTCGTTCCCGATACCTGGCCCTGCGTTTATTGGAGAGGGACTTAATGGAGTAGAGCGAGTCAATAGCTGGGAGGAAAACCTAGATGTGGATTTCGTTGTGATTCCAGATGTGGGATTCATGTATCTCGCAGAGCATATCCGATCCCTTGGCATCCCTGTATGGGCGGCTGGGCTAGGAGAGAAGCTGGAAGTTCAGAGGTGGAGGGCAAAGGAAACCATGAGGGAGCTTGGCTTGCCTGTGGGTAAGTGCGCTCTCGTTACTGGAATGCCAGCCCTGCGTGAATACCTAGAGAACAACGATGAGGTTTATGTCAAGATTAGTGGCTTCCGAGGACTAGCGGAAACCTTCTACGCCCCATCATGGAAGCTGGCAGAACCTCGTGTGAACGAGTTGTGGGACGCTCTAGGAGGTCTTTGCAACATCTTCCCGTTCATCATAGAGCATAAGGTGGAGAGCGTTGTGGAGGCAGGATATGACGGCTTCTGCATTGATGGGAAATTCCCCTCCACTTGCTTGACTGGCGTTGAGGTGAAGGATTGCGGCTATGTGGGATGCGTGAGGGACTATGCTGATCTTTCCGAGCCTGTGAAGATCGTCAACGAGAAGCTGGCTCCCTTCATGGAGGAGGCCAAGTATCGTCAATGGTTCAGCACCGAGATCCGAGTTACAGACGAAGGAACCCCTTATCTGATTGATCTCACCACCCGTTGCCCTGCTCCGCCTTCTGCCCTTGTTTGGGAGATGGTGGATAACGTGGGCGAGATCGTAGAGGCTGGAGCCAATGGTGAGCTTGTTGATCCTGTCTGGAGAGCCAAGTATGGTGCGCTGGCTATCATCAAGTCATCATTTGCAGAGGAGCGATCCTTACCAGTATCCGTTGATCCAAAGGTAGAGAGGTGGATCAAGTGGCGTAATGCTTGCCGTATTGAAGATACAACCTACATCATACCCACCCTTGGTGTTAGGATGTGCGAGGTGGGAGACTGCATTGGAATTGGCGACACGATGGAGGAAGCTATCAAGAATTGCCAAGAACACGCTGAAGGAGTGAGGGGGTTTGATATTAAAGTCAATACTGACGCTCTTCCTGCCGCATTAAAAGAGATTGAAAACGCCGAGGAAAATGACATTATCTTCACGGAAGATGCCCTTCCTAAAATGAAAGACCTACTAGACTAAAACAATGAACCTATCTGAATGGAGATCCAACGTGGATCTAGCTATTGAACTCAAGAAGCTCCTTGAGAACCCTGTAATGAAACACGCCTTGTCAGTCGTTGATAATCTTTCAATGGCTAAAACATTAGGAAATGGGGCTGGACTTATTCAGCAAGCAAACAATGCTCACGTTCTCTTTGGCTATGATAGCGGAAGGGCATCTATCATTAACGATCTATACATCTTGGCAGAAGTGCCAGAGGAGCAAGTCAACATTGAGCCTACCTACACTAGCGAATTTTAACATATGGACACACCACAACCAACAACACCCGTAGCAACCATCCCTGCTGAACCGATCCCTACCTCCCCTGCGGAGCGTCCTAGTGATCTGTCCCAGCTATCACGCCAACTGAAGAACAAGCCAAATCTGCCCAAGGTAGATTACAAGAACCTCGCAGAGATCCCCGATGTGGGGACGAAGGAGGTAGCTCCTGCTCCTGCTGGTATTGACGTAGTGCCAGAGCAGTCTGTGCAGGACTTCCTCAAGAGCATTGAAGAGAAGAAGAATACTGGCCCGATTGAGGAATCTCCCAAGGAGGAGGCAAAGGTAGAGTCACAAGCTGATAGCCTGGATCTATCCGATCTAGACCTATCAAAAGACCCAGAGCCAGTTGAAGAGAAGCCCAAGAAGAAGAGCAAGGAGGATAACCTAGCAGAACTCCGCAAGAAGGCAGAGGCGGCAGAGTTTGAAATCAAGAGCCGAGACGAGAAGCTGGCTGAATATCAGAAGAGGGCAGATGAGCTAGAGGCAGAGCTAGAGCGTACTGCTTTTGAGCGTAGCCCCAAGTTCCGTGATAAGTTCCAAGCCCCTTACGAGGCGGCTATCCAGCAAGCTACTGAGTGGGCTAATGAGTATGCCTCTGATCCTGCTATTGCAGAGAAGGCTCTCTCGCTAAAGGGCAAGGAGCGTATTGAGTTTATTGACGAGAACTTTGGAGGAGGAGCGGCATCTGCCCAGTTCCTATCTCTCATCAATGACGCTGACAGCAAGCGAGGCGCATTGGAAGCCGCAATGACCAACCACAAGGAAACTGCATCTACGCTTATGCAAGATGAGGAGCGTAGTCGCCAGCAGACTACTGATAAGATCAACAAAAACTTTGAGAGGGTAGCACAGCACCTTGCAAGCAAGTCTGACTTCTTCCGCAAGGGAGATGACGATGATCATAACAAGGTGGTTGATGAGCGTATTAGTGCGGCTCGTAACATCCTCATGGGAACTGCTTCCGAGAACGACATGATGGTAACTCCTTTCCTTGCTGTGATTGCCAAGGATGCGGTTGCCGAGAATGCCAAGCTGAAAGCTGAACTTGCCAAGTATAAGGCTAGGGTGGCGAAGGATTCGGCAGTTAGCCCATCGCCTCGCAGGGGAACTAGCGACACCAACGAGACTACTGGCAAGCCCAAGGGGGCAATGGATTCTATTCGATCCTACTTCCGATAAATGAAGCTCCAGACCTATGGGCTGGACTTGAGTGCATTTCCAAAAGCAACGCAACTAGAGGTTGAGTTGCTGATGGTGAAAGATCCAGATCCAAGTCGGTTCAGCGGCTTGAGTCGGGGTCAGCATATCAAGCACGTTATGGGTATGCTCTGGCCTGATGTGATGAGCAGGTGGAATGATTGGAATGAACTGGCGTTGTGGGCATGGACGAACTACGACGAGATTGGAGTGACTGGCTGTGCGGCGGCAGGAAAGACATTCACCTTCACCTTGCTCTCGCTTGTGGAGTTTCTGGCTTGCCCTATGGGGACTCGCATAGCTCTCACCTCTACGACTGTCCCATCCTTGCGTGGACGTATCTGGGCTGAAATGATGAAGTTCGTGCGTCCTGTATATCCCTTGTTTGGGTTGAATGTGGTAGACTCCCAGACCAAGATCCAGTTCCAAAAAGGAGACGATAGGGCGGCTATCATTGCCCTAGCGGTCGATAGTGGGGCGATTGAGCAAGCTGTGGGTAAGTTGCAGGGCGTTCACATACCAAGGGTAGTGATCGTCGCTGACGAGGCGGCGCAGACCAATCCAGCTATCTTCTCCGCTCGTGCAAACCTTGCAGTAGGTACAGACTTTTATCGCTTCATTGCTATTGCCAACGCATCCTCGCAGTTCGATCCTCATGGCCTATTCTGCGAACCTAAGATGGGATGGGGATCTATCCAAGATGATGACGAGTTCTGGGAAACCAAGACAGGAGTGTGCGTACGATTCGACGGACTCAAATCGCCGAATGTGAAGGCAGGGAGGCTCTTGTATCCATACCTTTTTGGTCAGGACAATATTGACACGATCAAAAAGAACTTTGGAGAAGGATCGCTGGAATGGAATAGCTATGTGAGGGGAATGTGGAGCAAGAGCGGAGCTAGGAACACGATCCTAGACCAAGCTATGATCAACGAGGGTCGAGCTAGGGAGAGCGTCACTTGGGCAGGAGGAGGCATCAAGACGATTGCGGCTCTTGACCCTGCATTCACGACTGATGGCGATGATTGTATCTTGCGCTTTGCAAAGGTGGGGAAAGCAGTTGATGGCGATCTCATCATTGAATGTTGCTTTTTTGTTCGTCCGGCGCCCACCGAGAATGAGAACTACCCGTTGTTCTACCAAGTGGCAGACCAGACGATTGCAGAGTTGACTCGTCGAGGAATCCAGCCAGAGGACTTCGCCATTGATGCTACTGGTGCAGGGGCAGGAATAGCTGACATCATCTCACAACGCTGGCAGACAGGGTTTGTAAGGGTGTCATTCGGAGGAGGGGCTACAGAGCATCCTATCAGCATTGAAGATGATCGTCCTGCAAAGCAAGTCTACGCAAACCGAGTCTCGCAACTATGGGGGCAGATCCGCACGATCATCATGGCGGGAAGAATGCGTGGGCTAGATGACCAGACTAGCCGAGAGCTATGCGCCCGTATCTACACGCTCAAGAACGAGAAGATGCTCCTGGAAAGCAAGAAGGATTTGAAGAAGCGCACCAAGGGGAACTCCCCTGACAGGGCTGATGCTCTGGCGTTGCTGGTAGAAGTCATGGTCACAAACTGGGGGCTTGGCAACAGCGTGGGGAGCCTCGCAGACTCCGATGAAGATTGGGATTCTTTCGTCTCACAGAACACGCTAGAAGCAGATTACGAAGGCTGAAAATCTTTTGAAAAAAGATTTGACCCGTGATGCCGACATGGTATGAGTAGGGTCGAACCAGAGGCAATGGCCTCGCAACCCACATAAAAATGAAAAAAGTAAAAACAAGTCATCTCACCGATGACGAAATCTGGGAGAACTATATTCTTCCCGATGTCAAGCAAGTGATTGGAGTGTACCGCAAACTGCTTGAGTCTATAGACGAATTAGCAGATAGAGTCGGATGGTATCCGAATGTGATTGAGGGTAAGGTGTTCCCTAAAAATGCTCCACAGCGCAGGGAGATAGATCGCATCATGTGGAATATTGAAAGCGATAGAAAGGGAATGATTGATACCATGAGGAGAAACTGGCTCATTCAAGATTTAGGACTGACCGCAGAGCAACTTGCTTTGCTAGAATCATAATCAACCACAAAAAACAATGAGAAGACCGAAGCCATTCGGACAAACGCATTCATGTGAATGCGGCAAGGACACGGAGATAATCGTGTATCCATACATCCCAGCCATCACCTCGCATCAATACGAGGACAACGAGGAAGCAGAAGGAGGCTACTGCGATCCAGAGGAATGCCCAGAGTGCGGATGTGGAATTGATTACGAGGACTACGCAGAATGAACTGGTCTGTGCATCAGATCACTTTTCGGGATGCAGAGCCTTGGCTTTTGAAAAAGCATTACGCCAAAAGGATACCTCCAGTATCTTATGCCTTTGGCGCATTCGTTGATAAATCCTTGATCGGAATAGTGACATATGGAACTCCCGTTTCATCCTCTCTTCGGGAGGGTGTTTGCGGAAAGGAATATGCTGATTATGTGATTGAGCTTAATCGCCTGTGTTGTGAAAGTACTAAAAACCTAGCTGGTTTTTTAATTTCTAATTCATTAAAACTAATACCAAGGCCAAAGATTGTTGTTAGTTTTGCTGATACTGCACAGGGCCATGTTGGATATGTTTATCAAGCAACTAATTTTGTTTACACAGGATTGAGTGCAAAGAGAACAGATTGGAAGATCAAGGGTGAAGAACATCTTCATGGAGCTACCATAGCAGACAAATTCAGGGGAGTTGAAAACAGGGCGCAAGCTCTCCGCGATAAATACGGGGATGACTTTTATTTGGAAGATCGTCCGAGAAAGCACAGATACATTTATTTTATTGGAACAAAAAAAGATAAGAAAAAAATGAAACAATCCCTCAAATATCAGATTGAAGAATACCCGAAAGGAGACTCTCAAAGATATAATGCGAGCG